GATGGCTGATCAATTCAGGATGATAGAGCGGAGGGTGCCGGAGATTTGGGTTTTAAGTTTTACAGGCGGGTTGGATGAGCCATTACAGAATGAAAGGGCTTGGTTCTATCCCAGGTGGAAGGGATATCCGTTTATGATGTATTTTGCGAATTTCATGAACGCGCCGATTAGATCAAGAAATAAACATTTGAATATTCAGGGTATTGTTCATATGGCGAAGGACAGCCAATTTGAGGTAAACAAGCGGAAGGTTCAGGAGTTGGCGATATTGAACTCTTCGGCAAATGGTGGATGGTTATCGCCCTATGGTGTTTGGGTAGATCCGAAGAAGGTAGAGAGTTTCGGGAGTACGCCTGGGGTAAACCTTGAATATTATCCTGAAAAGGGTAAACCAGAGCGGATATTCCCGATGCCGTTAAGCCAAGGTCACGCTCAATTGGTGGCAGAGGCGAAACAGGATATCAAAGAAGAAACGGGTGTTAATGCTGATTTATTAGCAATGCAGGAAGGAGGTCAGGCATCTGGTAGGGCGATAGCCTTAAGACAAAGGCAAGGTCTTGTAATGGTGCAGAAGGTATTTGATAATTTATCGAGGACGAAGAAGATAGCAGCTAGGTTTTTATTAAGCCAGTTGAAGGAGATTTATGATATACCGGCGGCGATAAAGGTTTTAGGCCAAGCATTTATAAGGCGTAATTTTGTTACCCAAGTTCCAGACCCAAATACGGGCCAGATGGTTGAACGGGTGGATATATTGGCAGCACAAAGAACAATTGACAAAGTTTTGAACGATATTGAGTTTGGTAAATATGATGTGTCTGTTGGCGAAGCGGTATTTTCCGAAACGATGCGGATAGCGAATTTTTCTGAGTTGAACGAGTTAGCGAAGTTGCCTCAGTTCCAGGGTGTTATAACGCCTGATATTTTGGTAGAGGAGAGTCAGTTACCTCAGAGTACAAAGACAAGGATATTGAACCAGATCGATCAGGCGAGGCAGCAGCAGGCGCAACAGGCTCGAGCTCAGCAACAGATTCAGATAGCAGAAGCACAGAGCGCGGCGAGAGCGGCCGCAATAAAGAGAGGTGTAGTAAATGGGCAGGCCTAAAGGATCGAAGAATGTTAAGTCGGAGGGAATAAGTTCTGACGCGAGTCATGTAACTGGAATCGAGAGCACGCATATTACGCATGAGAAGGATGAGGAGATAAAGCCTATAGTCGTGCTACCAAAAGAACCGGCAAATATCGAGATTAAGGAAAAGACTGAAATCACAGTAAAGAAGGAATTGCCGCCACCAAGTGAGGGGATGAAATATTTCGAAGCTCCGGACGGGACGATCTACGAAGGCCCGAAGGACAAGAATTTTATTATTAAGCATGGGATGACGATTAATCCCAAGAGATAAAGGAAGAGGTATCACAATATGGGTGAAGAAGCATTAGATCTGGAATTACCAGAAGAGACAACGCCCGCGCCGTTACCGACGGAGGCGGAGTTAAAAGAGGGTGGCTTCTCGAAGGACGAGATCGAGAAGGCCAAAAAATTGGGGAAGGTAGCTGAAGAGAAGAAAGAGCCTGAGCCAAAGAAAGAGGAGCCGGAGAAGAAGAAGCCGGAAGAGGAGCCGAAGAAAGCCGCTGAGAAGAAAGAAGAGGCTGAACCGGAGGATGAGCCGGAGAAGGACGAGAAAGAGATTGAGAAGTTTAACGCCAACGAAAAAGCGTTGTATCATAAAGCCAAAGAGCAAAAGCGGTTGAAACAGTTGGCTAATGAAGAGCGTGATATCGCGGAACGGAAGGTGATCGATTTAAAAGCGAAGCTTGAAGAAAACGAACGCCGTTGGGCTGAATACAACAAAGAAACCAAGATAGAGCGTGACGAAGAAGGGAACGTTATCGATCCTGACGATAAGCCGTTAACGCGGAAGGAATGGCTCAAGATCCAGGAAGAGGAACAGGGCAAGCGGAGTGAATCTGAGAAGCTTATGGCGGAACGGCGCCAAGCGATAACGATTTCATGGGCCAGGCAGGAAGAGAACGCGAAGCTTGAGTACGACGACTTTGATCAGACGGTGGGGTTGGCCAAAGAAGTGATGGAGAAAGCCAATTCGATGTTTGAGGGGAAGAGATTAAAGCAGGTTCAAATGAAAATACGAGAATTTATAGAAAGTGCGGCACAGGCCGATAAGTTCGGGTTAAGTGATTATAACCCGGCAGACATGGCTTATGATTTGGGTAAACTGCACCCGGATTATGGGAAACCAAAAAAGAAGGCAGAAAACACATCGGACAAGACAGACCGAAACGGCAACGGGGGCCTTACGCCTGAAGAGATGGAACGCATCGAAAAAAACGCAAATAGAAGAGGTTCGAGCGCATCTTTACCAGGTGGCGGAGGCCGTCGGATCGTATCGGCTGAAGATATTACTTTAGAAGATCTTTCGAGATGTACCCCCGCCAAATACCGTGAACTACGGAGGAAATACCCTGATAAAGTCAAGGAGTTATTGAACTCCTAAAATGACTCGATCCTCTTAAATAAAAATTAGGAGGATTAAAATGGGTAATACAGTATCCATCGATGCTCTTAGACGTGAGGTCTGGTCGCGAGAGTATATTGAAGATGTTGTAGATGGCCTTTATTTCATGAAAAACAAACTCATGGGAGAAGGGGCTAACAATATCATCCAAATCAAAAGAGACCTAATGAAGGACAAAGGAGACGCTATTTCCTTTGGACTTATCGGAAAGCTGTCTGGAAACGGGGTTACCGGAGATTCAGACTTACAAGGTAATGAAGAAAAGCTTCTAACCTATCATGAGCAAGTGGCAATCGACCAATTGCGAAATGGTGTTAGGACTGTTGGCCGTCTTGACCTTCAGAAAGCCGTTATGCCCCAGATTGATGATTACCGAAGAGAGTTGTTGAAATGGCACCAAGAAACTTTGGAGCGTATTTTCTTCTTACACTTAGGCGGAGTCACCAACACATCCTTGACAGACACAAACGGGGTGACAATAGGCGCGAATGCCGCATGGTCAAATACGCCTGATTACATTCCTGACGCTGATACTGCTTATACTGGTAATCGATACAGGTATCTAAACGCTGGCGGTGTTTCCGCTGCGTCGATGACTTCTTCGCATACGATGACGCTTGACGTTATTGATGACGCGAAGACAAAAGCAGTTCTTGCGAGCCCAAAACTTCGACCCGTGAATATCCCTGAATTAGGAGAAGGATATGTTATGTTCCTTCATCCGCTTCAGGTTCGCGACTTGAAGAAAACGGATGCTTGGAGAGCGGCGAATAGAGATGGAATGGTTCGCGGTTCTTCGAACCCGATCTTCTCTGGCGCTCTTGGAATGTGGAATGGTGTGTTATTGGTTGAACACGAGTATGTTCCTTGGCTTGATGTCTCTGCGGTTGGGAACAGCTTTAGGGGTGTTTCAACCGGAACAAACTTCGCTGTTGACACTGCGCGGGCGTTGTTCTGTGGAGCGCAAGCGGGATTGTTCGCTCAGGTGACAGACAAAGATGGTGCCTTCGTGGTTGAAAACTTCGACTATCAGAATAAAAAAGGTGTCGCTGTTTCATTCATGGGCGGAATCCAAAAATCGGTGTTCAATTCGAAAGAATACGGGGTTATAGCCGTGGACACCTACGCTGCCGTATAAGGAGGTGAATTATGGCTGCATTAACACCAACATTAGTAAGTAGTATTGATCTTGGCGGCGGGACGTTGCAGTTGAAGATATTCACTGCGACTCCTCAAGCTGACGGAGATACTATTGATTTGTCGAGCTATTTCAGCACGATTAAATCTGCAAAGGCATGGCTATCGGCTGGGTTGGATGCGAATCTTACCCACTTGATACCATCCTATTCTGGGACTATCGTAACCATCGCCCAAAAGAAGGCGGATGGCGCTACGGCTGCATCAGACTGGACGAGCGCCGTCCTCAATATTGAGGTTATCGGCGAAGCGGCTGGAGTATAGAGTTATTTTAAACTCAAGGCTTATTGGATAAGTATTATCACAAAAGCCCATGCGGGGTGGAAGGCCCCGCAAATTTTGTGAATCTAATTTTACGGAGGAAATGAGAATGAAGAAGATTCTAGTAGGTATTTTCAGTATTGGGATGGCTGGTCTTTTATGGGCTGGAAGCACATTTACTGGAAAGGTAATTGATCGACCCGTGGCGGCGGTCGATGAAACGATTGATGTTGATGTGAGCCGGTTTGACAGGATATCGGTTCAAGCTGTTTATGAGGACGCTTCGCCGTCGGCGTCGACCATATCGGATGGCGCAAAGGAATTGGGTAATATAACGGTATCAAATTATGCTTCGCTTGTAGCGACGAAAGCATCTGTTTATATTAATGTTAAATCGACAACCGGACTTTCCGGCGATTCTATAACGTTAAATGGGATCGTATTTACTCAAGGAATTGATTGGTCAGTTGGGACAACAACATCAACCACAGCGGAGAATATAAAAGCAAAAATTGATGCTCATCCTGATTTTGCGTGTACGAGATCAGTCAGCACATTAACAATCACGGCATCCGATTTCGGCACAGCAGCAAACAGTTGGGCCGTATCGACAACCGATTCCAATCTATCAACATCAGCGGTGTTATTTTCTGGTGGGAAGGTTCAACCAATCATTAATATTAATGGAACTCTTCTTAAAGAAGATGACGATTGGGACGCTGAAACGTCGAATACGGTTACGGCTGGGAACATTGCTGATGCGATTAATGCGAATAGTACGTTATCATCTGTTATGG